CTTTAGGTAATTTACCTTTTACAATAAATTTTTCAGATAATACTTTCTTTTTCATAACTTTATTAAAAGTTATATATAATCTATATTAAATAAAAGTCAATTATGCAGTAGGTTCTGGAGAATGTAAAACCCAACTTTGACTTCCCTCATCCCACATATAATAATCAGGTTCAGGATTATCTGGTTTTGAAGTAGGTGCTTCCCATTCATAAGAACTTGCGTTCCAAGTCCAACTTGGATAAGGTTGTTTTATTTTAAATATATCATTTGTTTCATCATAAATCATACCAACTGAAGCATGCGTTCCTCTAAATAATTTAGTTTGATCAGGATCTTGTTCAGTTGTGTTTGGAGTATAGTAAATACCGTGTCTTGAATTGTAAGAAGTTTGTTTACATTTAGTCCAACCTGTACTATTTTCTAAAAACTGTCTTCCTACTTCTTCACTAAAATTATTATCACTATCTAAACAATCATTATCACTCACAGTTAAAACTGTTAGCACTTCATTTTGATCATTTAATTTTGCGAAACTTGCCATATTTTACCTATTGAAACTTGTATCTTAAAATTACTGTACCACTTCCTCCAGAACCAGATGGTCGAGGTTCTGAACCTCCACCGCCTCCAGATCCTGAATTTCCAGATCCTGAAGTTGCGTTAGCACCGTTGTTACCACCAGTACCGCCACCAGCTGAACCTGGTGAGTTATCTGAACCTCCGCCACCACCAGCTTTTGTAATTGGAGAACCTGGAATAGCTGAAGTCGTACCTGAACCTCCTGGTCCACCCGAACCACCTCCGCTGCCAGAGCCGCCTCCGCCGCCGCCTGGGTTTCCTGATGAATTTTTTCCAGAATTACCTTGAGGTGGACTTACCGGAGGTGTATTACCACTAGCACCTGCTTGTCCATTGTAGCCTCCTCCGCCACCAGAACCACCGGATCTTCCACCAGAACCAAGGCCACCGCCTCCGCCACCACCACTTGATGTGATAGTTGAAAAAATTGAAGTGCTTCCGTTACTGCCCTGTCCATTTTGAGGAGAAGCTCCTCCGCCACCACCTACTTGAATAGGATAAGTTTGTGTTGAAACTTCTATAGGAGTACATGACGCTTTAGGAGAATCAAAAGATATTCTAAAACCTCCTGCTCCACCGCCACCGCCAAAGTAACGACCTCCGCCGCCTCCTCCAGCAATTACTAAATAATCAACAGTATTAGAACCACCTTCATTTCCACCACATGAAACTACAAAACATCCACTAGCATTAAATGTATGTACTTTAAAATCTCCATCAGTTGTAACACAGCCTCCTGTGGCTGCTACAAATTTAGGACCACCTTGTCTTTGTCCAAAACCTGATGCTGCCCCTGCTCCGAATGAACCTAAAATTGGCATCTTTCTATAATCCTCCTATTATGCAAACTGTGTTTGCGCTGCTAATGCTGTAAACGTAGCGTCTCCAGTTTTAATAATTGTATACGTATAAACATCTATTGAACTTGCATTACCAGCAGTTGGCGCAGCTCCACCTTGCCACTCTGGAGTTATTGAAACACCATCGATAGTAACTGCGTTATTGTAATAAGCAGATCCACCTTGTGGCACTAAATGTGCAATAGTGATTGATTCACCTGTGTCCATAATTGAGTTTAAAGAATTTGATCCGTCACCTCTAATATTTAAAGTATAGTTTCCAGCAGCGTTTGATGTAAAATTTAATACGGCTTGTGTAAGAACATCATAGTTAATTGTTCCTGTAGCTGCCGTTGCTGAATTTGTAACTTTTTCTGCAACACTTTGAATTTTACCTTGACCATTAAAAGTTGCTCTACCAATTCCTTTTGGAGTAAGATTTAAATCAATGTTAGTGTCACCACCAGTAGTAGATATTTCAGGTGCATTACCGGTAGCTGCGTTTGCTATTGTAAATTCATTAACAGCGGTTCCAGCTGTAGTAAATGTAATTTGCTCGTTAGAGTTTTCATCAAGAATACCATGAGCTGTGTCAACAATAATATTTTGACTGTTTGTATCTAAGTCTGCTGAAAGTTGTGGTGAGTAGTCAGACGATAATTCTGTAAATGCTGTATCAACAACATTAGTACCATCAGAGTAAATCATTTTAGTACCTTTATCTGCCGCTGCCCAAGTTACACCTGTTCCAGAAGAAGTTTTAAAAGTTACTGTGTGAGAACCACTAGTAGCATTATCAACTATAAAAGTTTTTTCAATTGAATCAGGAATTACTACGTTAACCGCACCTGCAATTGTTCCTGTTAATTTTAATACTTGGTTTTTACCATTTGATATTGCACCATTTGTAAAAACAAGAGTTGCACCAGTTGTAATGGGAACTGCTTGATATCCACCAATTGCTTGTTCTAAAATTAATAAGTTTGTGTTTGTAATTTGTCCCCAAGTTCCTGAATTTTCTCCAGTAGCCTGAACTGTAAGTTTTAAACTTGCTGATGTTGAATTCGCCATATTTTTATACTCCGATTTACTTAATTTATTAAAATTTTGTTATAGTGTCAAACTATAATTATGCAGCGTTAGTATCGACTTCTTGCCATCCTGGAGGATCAACTGGTGCTGTGCCAGTATTAACTTCGTTCCAAATCAATACATTTGTAGCCGTTCCTAAGCTATTTGTCAATCCAAATCCTGTTGGACTTACTGTTGCTGTACCTATTACTTCAGTAACACTATTTAAAGTAGCTGTTAAAGGAAATCCTGTTACATCTACTGGAGTTAATGCTTCTAATTCAGCATTACCTGTAGTGATAGCCATTGATAAATTATTAGCTACATTTGTTACAGGCGCATTTGCATCTCCACTAATATTAAAAGTATTACCCGCAGCTAAAGCGGCTGCTATAGCCTGACCTGTTAGAGAAACATCCGGCTCTGGATCTACACCAGAAAAATTCTCTTGCATAGACATAGCTAGAGTTTCAGTTACTCCATTGCCCCAAGCGAAATTACCCCAGGCAGATTTGTATCCCCAATAACCAACCGAAGTGCTGGTCACCTGTGCTATTGTATTTGCATCAAGATTAGCTGTACCTTGAGACATTGTAATTGGTAAAGATGCAGGAGTTACTGTTTCAGGATCATATGACAATTGCATTGTCATTGATATTCCAGTGGGCTCAAAAACAAAACTAGCAAATGCTTCTTCCTCACCAAGAGTAGCGGTTAAAGGTAATCCTGTAAGTTCTAAATTAGAATCTCCGTCAAATGCAAGACCTGCACTTCCTTCAAAAGCTGTTATAGATAAATTTGTATTATTAATAGGAACTGTTAATCCAGAAGATCCCCATAACTCAGTTCCCCAAGTATCAGATCCCCATCCTGTATTTATTTCATTGTCAATAGTTACGGAAGATAAATTTGCAGTTGCTTGAACTCCAGACGCTTGTAAAGTTCCAAGTATATTCCAACCATTGGTTCCCCAACCATCCGCTCTACCCCAACCTGAATTGATTTCACCTTCTTGAGTACCTGTACCTAAAGTAGTTGTAGCTAATAGATTAGTGTTATTAAGAGAAGTTGTTGCATCTCCTAATTCCCCCCATTTAGCGTAACCCCAGGTTACCTGGCCCCATGCACCTGTGCTCATAGGAGTTTACCTCCTATTAACCAGAGATTCTTAGAATCGCTGCAGTTGATGTTGGCGCTGGAAACTGAATTGTAAAAGTTCCTGATGTAGCTGTTTTATCACTTCCGAAATCTAAAATACAAACTGATGCATTAGTAGTATCAGATGATGTATTGTAAATCATTGCTCCTCTAGCAGTTAACGTTACTCCAGTAAACGATCTGTCTCCGAAGTCTACTCTCGCCACGCCTGCTGTCATAGAAGTAGCACCATTAACAAGAGCTCCGCCACCTGAAGTGTATTGACCACTGTTTCCAACTTGACCTGTAGCTGTAAACGCAGTTGTTGAAGAGTTTAGAGTTGCTGTAGAAATGTAAAGAGCTAATTTGAACTTATCACCACCAGTTTGTTTGAAATTCATGTCAGCTTCTAAAAGTTGTTTTTTAAATGAATTACAAATTGCTTGTGTTATTGCCATAATTTATCTCCTATTGTTTTCCTATTCGAGGAACACCTGCTTGGTATTCATCCCGTCTTCGTCTTCCCATTTGTTCAATTGAGAATCCTTTGACTGCCTCTGTGTATTTTTTATCATATAACTGGAGCATGTCAACGGGTCCTTTTAAGAAACCATAAGCCTCAACTAGGCAAGCATACAATAAACCATTGGGAAATTTTTGACTTAAGTATGTAGTTG